AGTCCCATTCTCAATATTCATGGGATCCATTGCTAAGATAGCACTATTTAGAGCTTCACCATCTGCAATAATGTTGTCTGCATATTCTTTTTTAGAGATTGCAAAATCTTTTTTAATTTTTTTGTCTGTAAGAAATACTTTAGTACTAGCTAAGTAAGATTCGCCAAGATCATTGATAAACCCACTATACTCATTTGTAACTCCACCTGCGTCTGCAAATGGTTTTTTTAGTCCCTTGAGATATTCGTTAAAGTCGTTCTGAAACTTAGATATCATCTTAGGGTCGTTTTGATATTTAACACTAAGTTCTGTAGCTTTCTGTTTAATATCTTGTTCTAGCGTGTATCTAAATCTTTTATCAACAACCTGCTTAAATGCAGTACGTTGTGATAATCCTGCTAGTAACGGACTATTATCCAGTACTTCAAGATTACCAGTTTCGGGATTGATTGCTCGTAATTGTTCTGCAGACAGATTGTTAGCTAACTCTTGACCTTTTTTAATTGCTTCGTCATTAGCAATCTTAAATGCATTTTTGATAAGACTATCTGCACTACTCTGTATATCTTTCTCTAATTGCTCACCACCTCGATCAGCACGTACAACACCTATACTACTGTTACGAAATGTTACATTTTGTTTGATTACCCTTGCAACCATTAGCCAAACGTACTCCAAGTTTGTGCCATACCAAATGCACCATTAATAATTGCTGACGTGGCTCTATAGTCTGCACTAGCTTTAGCAGTAGCACCACGATACATAGCTTGTTTTGCTCTCAGCTTTGCTTGTCCTAGTTTGATATAACCATCATTAGCCATACGAGATGTGTCTGTATATGCAATGTTTTTCTGTTTATCAAAGAAAGCATTGATAGATGCATCAGCATCTACATCTCTGCCCTTAAATGCAAACAACGCAATATTAGATTCCATATCAGAATCAAATTGTGCAATCCTATCATTTGCTCTTTGTTCACCATTTATAACTTCTTGAGCACCTGCAAACATAGCTTGACTTGCATCAAACTGTGCCGCACCCATTGCATATTGACCTTCTCTTTTAAGAGAACTGTATTTCATAAAAGTGCCTAGACCTTGTAGTCCAACCATACCTGCCGCTAAATATGACATTAGAAACTTACCTCTGCTATCAGTCCGTTAATATCTAAAGGCAAAGGACTGGATTGACTGATCGTAACGACTGGATCACGACCATATCCTAGAAACCTAAACTCGTGCTTACCAGTTGTAGGTTGTCTGCCTAAACTAAAATTACTATTCACATTACGTAAGATAAGTTCTGTATCATTTACATTTACAGAAAATGTATCTTTTAAATCTACAATGACTTTCGAAATACTACGTTGCTGACCAGTAAGAGGGCCACCTTGTATTGCACCATCAATAGGCATAGTCTTAGCAATCACATTAAAAGAGAAACCAATCTCTACTGAAGTCAATGTATTATCTACACCACTTACATCTACGTTACCACCTGCTACAGTAAATTCTCCTAAGAAATCTGTACCACTTAATACACTAACTACTGCACCATTTGAGAAATGAGAACTAACATTGAACACACCTGCAGTACCAGTAAACGTATCAGAAAAATCTAAGTTTGCATTTGGGTCAAACTCACAAAGTATATACTTAAACTCTGGTGAAGACACAGATGCTTTGTTGTATGCTATAACTAGAAACACTCTCTCATCTACAGTTGTAATACTATGAAAGTTACCATTCGTTGTTAGTTGCGACCAACCTGCACGTTTTTCTGCTCTGTTAGATGTAAACATAGCAATCGTACCATCAAGATTTACAAGAAACGTATACGACTCTGGACGTTGCAAACCACCATTCAAAACAGATAATTGTATCGGTTTAGTAATTAGGTGAGGCGACAATGACGAAATGGAGGAGGATACATATGCCGCCTCTGCATCAGAGTACAAGTACTCTCTGCAAACATCACCAGTCTTTTGCACGTAAATGGTAGCACCATCATAAGATGTAGGTCTTACATAAGATGCACCAAATGGTGTCTGTCGTTTAATCATAGCATTAGTAGGAGTGATGGGTTCACTACTAAAAGCAGGAATATAAAATTCAGAAGTACTGGTAAAAATCTGTAAATCTCTGTTTGATACAATATGTCTGATACTGTTTATCTCTCCGATAGATGCAGTCAGATCCAAAGCATCTGCATCTTCACCATCACCAACATCAAAGTTAAAGTAGCTATCAGAACGACTTGCCCATATGCCGTCTGGTTGCCCTATACTTCCACCAAACCATAATCGGTTTTCATGGAAAGCAACGGCCGCAGGATAGCCACGATATGCAGAATAACTCTGTTCGTCCCAGTTTGTACTGGGTGCGTGTGTAGTAATTTTAGGAGCACCACCACCATCAACGGACGCATTTGCATTTTGTCCTGCAGTGATGATGTAATGATTTTCGTCTACAACTTCTTGTACAGTTCTAGTACCATTAAGATTACCTGCACTTATACCACCAACTGCACCAGACTTAGAAATTGTAATACTATCGCCAGTCTTCAAACCATGTGCAATATGTGTAACTTCTACATCAGCAGTACCATCAACTGTTCGATATGCGTCTTTGTCTAATTGTTGTGATAAGTCTACACCAGTTACAATATTGCCAGTAGCTTGTGTACTACTTTGTACAGATACAATATCTATCTCCGTTTTGTTATATCGTATAACTGTACCAACGTGTTTTGAATCTAAGTAATTAGAACCAGTAAGAGAACCAGTAGTATCAAAATATGGCAGAGATGTAGTTAAAGTAATACCATTACCACTTACTGCAGACGGGTCTAATGTTACGCCAGATCCTTGAAACTTGTGATATGGTTGGAATATTTTTGTATTATCTGTATCAGACTCAAACTCAAAGTTACCAATTTCAAAATCTGTAAGACTAGTTCGTCTAAGTTCTCTTGTCTGAAAAGTATTATGACACAAGAACATAGTATCACCAGACTGTGCATACGTAATCTCGTGTATGTTATTATGTGTAAAAGGTAATGTAGCACTATCAACGTCTTGCGTTATAGTTTCGACTAACTGGATAGCACCAGTAGTAAATACAATCTGAAAGCATCTTATCTTTTGATGCTCAAGCGATATGATGTATCTCTCATCATCACTAAAGATAAATGGTATAATTCTTACTTGTTGTGTGTAATCAATAAGATTTACTGCAGTATCAAACTCAAAAATCTTTTTAATACCATAGCGTTTTAGTAAACCACCTTCATTCTTGAGAAAGAAGTTTTCTACTTTGCTTCCTGCATTTGAGTAGACGTTGGTATCTGTTCTTGTAACTAATGAAGGACTTATCTCACCAAAGCTGAAGTTACTTACTGGAACTCTGATTCTAGCCATTAACTTAACCTACTTGTTATAAATCGTGATGATGTAAGTTTCCTTGTTGTCTGTTGTTGTGAATCTAAGTTTCTAGCTTTTGCCATCATACGTTCTGCTTGTGTCTGCATCAACGTAGCTAAACTAGAATCCCGTGCAATACTTGTAGCAAATATGATTGCTAGTGAGTATTCGACTGCTAGTGTAAAATAACTAGGCCAAGTCTTTTCATTTGCTCTGAATGTATAATCAGCGATAAGCTCGTCAGTAGTAGCAGAATCACTAAATACTTTGTCTCCATATACTGAATACTCTATTGGGTTATCATTAACTGTTACTGCGTGTAGCATCAATAAGTCTGTAGGTAGTTGATGTGCTACATCAAAGCGACCAGTAGGTACGCTTGAAAGCAATGGCAGTTTTTCTTGGTTAGTTGCAAAACGGAATCTTGAATTTACAAGTGCCGCTCTTGCTACATCTTCATATACGTTAACGGCAACGTTTGCTTCAGTAGTTGCGTCTTGGAAAGAAGTGATTGGGTTTGCACCGATAAGTATCAATGCTCTACTACAAATATCAATTCCCGAAGATGCTACTGTGCTTTGTGTTGCCATACATTATAAAAAGGGAGGGCGAACCCTCCCCCCTTTCTTTTTAGTCGCTATCTGTTGCAGTTACAGTCAACCCGTCAACCACGTCTACTGCAGACGCAGTTACGCTATTAGCATATGTAAGAGTTACTGCAGGAGTACCACCCGTAGATGTTACTGCAATAATGACATCATTAGCATTAAACATATTTGCTGAGTCATTAAAGTAACCTGCTGTATTTACATCTGCAATAGTATCTGTCGTACTGTAGTGCCACAGATTAAGTCCAGACCCACCTGCTAGGCGAGTCAGATTTGATTTATCGTAAGCCATATCTTATATCTCCTAGTTGTTGTCTAAGACTTCATAGATGCCGTTGTCATCAATAACAACTGCACCCATTGACATCATAGATGTTGCGAGGTGAGCCACTTTCTCTGGAATGTAGTTCAACTCTGTTGAAACATCAGCACCAATTCCAAGTCCTACAGAACTACTGTGGTAAGCAATATTCTTACCTGCAGTAATTGCAGAAGTAGAAAAGATGTTGAAACCTAAAAACTGCTTCATTGTCATACCACCTGCAAATGGTAGATTCTGTTCTCCAACAAAATCACTAGATGCAAATTCTGTGATATTAAACAAGTCAGCAAAACCCTTCGGGTGCATTGCTAGATAGCGTTGCCCGTCCTCTGGGATATTAGCCGTACCAAAGGTTTCAAACAATGTAAGCAAGTCAGCTTTGTCAACTGCCGCACCAGTAGAGTTAATCTGAGTAGAGTTTGCACCTGCGTCCATTGCAGTAACAAG